AGAGGGGGGCAGTCCAAGAGCATATGAAGTCGCAGGACAACTTATCAAGAGTGTTGCGGACACCACAGATAAACTAATAGATTTACAGAAAAAATTAAAAGACGTTCAGGAAGATAATACAAAAATTTCCAATAATGTTACGAACAACGCAGTGTTTGTTGGGTCGACAAGTGAGTTGTCAAAACTACTTAAACAAGGTTTTCTAAATAGTAAGGAATAAAACATATTTTATAAATGGGTTCTCTTCGCAAATGGTTTAAAGATTCATCATCAACAGATAAAACTCCAGGTTGGGTTGAAGTAATCTCTGGAGAACCTTGTGCCCGTGAAGAAGGAGAAGAGGATGAAACCCCCAAGTGTGTTTCATCGGATAAAAGAGCAAGTATGACTAAATCTGAAAGAATATCTGCCCAAAGAAGAAAAAGTGCTGCAGACCCAAATCAACCAGAAAAATCGGGTGCCGCCAAACCAACTTATGTTTCTACCGATAAACCAAAAAAGAAAATGAACGAAGAAAAAGATATTAAAGGAAAGGGGAGCGGTAAAAAAGATGCTTGCTATACAAAAGTAAAATCAAGATATGATGTTTGGCCAAGTGCCTATGCCTCTGGGGCACTTGTAAAGTGTCGTAAGGTTGGTGCTGCTAATTGGGGAAACAAGTCGGAGTCAATTGATATAAAATCAAAAGACCCATTGTCAGAAGCAATTGGAATGATTCGGTATTGCCCTAAATGTGAAAAAAATGAAACCAGAGAAGAATGTAGATATGGTCCGAAGTTCTGGGATATGTTTTCTAGACCTTCAAGTCTATCACCAAATCAAATGAAGTTTAATATCGCCCAAGTTCATCCCGCAAATGAATCCACAGAATACGATCATATTGAAGAAGGACATAAAGAAATTGCCAGCGGTAAAAGGAAAGATCGTGAAGGATATATGGCAAGAAATGAATTAGATACTGTGATGAAGGCGGTTTCCTCTTTGAAAAAGAATATCAAAAAAGGAAATCAACAACTTCCTGCCTGGGTTCAATCAAAAATAACTAAAGCGACAGATTATATTGATACTGCCGCAGATTATATTGATAGTGGTGAGGAGGTGAGTGAGGCAAAAAAATGTTGGCCAGGATATAAAAAGAAAGGAACACAAAAACTTTTTGGAAAAACTTACAATCGTTGTGTCAAAGAAGGCAACAGAACATTCTCACAATTTATGGGCGAAGCATCCGCTGCCTGGCAAAGAAAGGAAGGTAAGAATCCCGAAGGTGGATTAAATGCAAAAGGAGTGGCATCATACAGAAGAGAAAATCCCGGATCAAAATTACAGACTGCGGTTACGACAGAACCATCAAAATTAGAACCAGGATCAAAGGATGCAAAGCGTAGAAAATCATTCTGCGCTCGTATGGGAGGAATGCCTGGTCCTATGAAAGATAAAAAAGGTCGTCCAACTAGAAAGGCATTATCATTAAGGAAGTGGAATTGCTAGTATGCAGATTGAAGATATACAATTAAAAGAAGGTGATGCATATCTCTCTAATCCCAATCTAAAAAGGGCAAATACTCCGATTCAATTTACCGAAGATCAAGTTATTGAGTTTTTAACTTGTAAGGAGGATCCTGTTTATTTTGCCAAGAAATATATTAAGATTGTTAATGTTGATGAAGGTCTGATTGGATTTGATATGTGGCCTTTTCAAGAAAAATTGGTTAGTAATTTTCACAAGCACCGATTTAATATTTGTAAAATGCCACGTCAGGTTGGTAAGACAACAACGGTGGTGTCTTACTTGTTACATTATATCGTTTTTAACGATAATGTAAATGTTGGTATTCTGGCAAACAAAGCAACAACATCAAGAGAAATATTACAAAGACTACAACTCTCATATGAGAATCTTCCAAAATGGATGCAGCAAGGCATTATTTCTTGGAATAAAGGATCATTAGAATTGGAAAATGGATCAAAAATTATTGCGGCATCGACTTCTGCTTCTGCTGTTCGAGGAATGTCATTTAATATTATTTTCTTGGACGAATTTGCATTCGTTCCCAATCATATTGCCGATGATTTCTTTGCATCAGTATATCCGACAATTTCATCCGGTAAGACAACTAAAGTAATTATAGTATCCACTCCAAAGGGTATGAATCACTTTTATCGTATGTGGCACGATGCAGAAAGAAAAAAGAGTGAATTTGTTGCCACAGAGGTTCATTGGTCAGAAGTTCCGGGAAGAGATGAGGAATGGAAGGCACAAACAATTGCAAACACAAGTGAGCAACAATTTAAGGCAGAGCACCTTTGTGAATTTTTAGGGTCCATAGGAACTCTAATCAATCCATCCAAACTTAAAATATTAGTCTATGATGATCCATTAAAAAGAAGTAAAGGTCTTGATGTTTATGAGGAACCAAAAGAAGATCATAGTTATTTGATTACAGTCGATGTTGCTCGTGGAATGGGCAATGACTATTCAGCATTTGTTGTTTTTGATATTACAGAGTTTCCTTATAGAGTTGTGGCAAAATACAAAAATAATGAAATTAAACCGATGCTATTTCCCAGCATTATAAATGAAGTTGCAAAAGGATATGATAATGCCTGGTTACTTATAGAAGTTAATGATATTGGAGATCAGGTCGCTAATATTCTTCATTATGATTTAGAATATGATAATATCTTAATGTGTGCTATGAGAGGAAGAGCTGGGCAGTTAGTTGGAACTGGATTTAGTGGTAAAAAATCTCAACTTGGAATCAGAACGACTGCGGCAGTTAAAAAGTTGGGATGCTCCAACTTAAAATTACTTATTGAAGATGATAAATTATTTGTAAGTGACTATGACATTATTAGTGAGCTTACAACATTTACTCAAAGACATAACTCGTATGAAGCCGAGGAAGGTTGTAATGACGACCTTGCGATGTGCTTGGTAATTTTTGCCTGGTTAGTCGCTCAAAATTATTTTAAGGAGATGACTAATAATGATATTCGTAAGAGAATATATGAAGAACAAAAAAATCAAATAGATCAGGATATGGCACCATTTGGATTTATTTCAGACGGATTGGAAGATATGAGTGTCTTTATAGAGAAAGAAACGGGTGATAGGTGGTTGATTGCCACAAAAGAAAATAAATTCGAATCTCAAGAAATATGGAATGTCGACGAATATGGTGATCGTTCATATATGTGGGATTACCAATAATGAATTTTGATATTGATGATCAAATCAATACTCAACACCTACTTTTTTTAGAACGTCAATGTAGAATATGTAAAAAAACAAAAAGTTTGATTGATGATTATTATCTAACTCGCAAAGGAAAGGGTGCCCTTCCTTCTGCATATGCCTACGAATGTAAGGAATGCACCAAAACAAGAATTACTAAAAATAGAAAAAAGCATACACAATCTCACAATTGGCATTATCCTGACTGGTAAGTTGTTCATTGACCGTTTCCCCAATGAAAATAAACTTTTTAATAAATACTTCTAGAATAAATCGGGATAACACGGAGAACAAAGATGCCACTAAATTTAGCATCTCCTGGAATCGTAGTAAAGGAAATTGATCTTACTTCTGGTAGGGTTCAACCAGGAGCTACTCAAATGGGAGCAATTGTTTCACCATTTGCAAAAGGACCTGTAGATTCGCCTACTTTAATTGAAAGCGAAAATGATTTACTGAATAATTTTGGACAACCTTATGCCATAGACAAGCATTATGAAAGTTGGATGGTTGCATCATCTTACCTTTCTTATGGTGGATCACTGCAAGTAATCAGAGCAGACGACACTGACCTCAAAAATGCTTTTGTCGGAACCGCAAGTAGTGTCAAGATTAAAAGTTTAGATAATTATGAAGAACTTGGATATGATGAAAATACTATTACTAATGTCGTAGTTGCAGCAAGAAATCCTGGTTCTTGGGCAAACGGCATTAAATTGGGAATTATTGATGGTAGGGCGGATCAAATTTTAAGTGGTGTCAATACATCTGCGGATGGCCTTATTCCCGATTTAGCAGTTGGTATGGGAGTCACACAATCTCTTACAGGAAAAGTAGATGTTGGAGCTGGTACTTCTGTAGCATTAACAAATACGTATCTAAAAGGAATCATTACTGAGATTGGCACAAGTTCAATTTCGGTTAAGATTTTAAGTCGCGTATCATCGGGCGGAACATCGGAAACGAACGTTGATTATCAGCAAGATGGAACCTACTGTTTTACAGAAACTGGAAGCATTGGTATTGTAACAACAAGCTTAGGAAACGACACCGCCGTTGCTGCGGGTCTCACATCCTATACTGGTGAAACTGATTGGTTTAGCCAACAAAATATTACTCTAACTAATTCCAGTATTCAATGGAATAGTATCTCAAATCCTCCAGGAACTTCGGCGTTTGCAGCACCAAGAGGATCTAGATTTGATGAAGTCCACGTTGTTCTTATTGATGATTTAGGAACTATTACCGGTAATGCCGGAACAGTTCTTGAAAGGCATTTGGGTCTTTCCAAGGCA